GGGGGAGGCTGGGCCGGAAGCCATCATGCCGCTTACCCGCGCAGCCGATGGTTCCCTGGGCGTACGTGCTGTAGGAAATGGCGGCATTACGCCGGGCGGCGGTGGCGCGCCGCAGGTCAATATCCATATTGATGGCAACGGCAACACCCAGACTCAGGCGAGCGGGGGTTACGAGCAGTTCGGGCGTGAAGTGGGCAACTTTGTCGATCGGCGTTACCGCGAGCTGATTAGCCGTGATATGACCCCGGGTGGCGCGCTCTGGAATCTGGCAAAAGGAGGTCGCTGATGGCTCTTGAAACGTTCAGCTGGTGTCCACGAATCAATGCGGAACAGGAGGTGAATTTTCGCCGTCGTACCGCGCAGTTTGGTGATGGGTACCAGCAGGTGTCCGGGGACGGGATTAATCCCCGGTCGCAAAAGTGGAATCTTCAGTTCACCGGTACCGAAGCGTACATCGCGGCGATTAAAGCCTTTCTTGATCGCCATCAGGGTGTGAAAGCATTTCAGTGGCACCCGCCACTTGAGTCAATGGGGTTATATCGTTGCGACACCTACACTCCGACTTCGTTGGGCGCCGGACTCTTCAACCTTTCCGCAACCTTTGAGCAGGCTTATAAACCATGAGCTTAAACAGTGATTACCAGAAACTTGAGCCGGGCAATGAGGTCCGGCTTTTTTCTGTAGATGGCACGGCGTTCGGTACCGGAGAAGTGCTGCGTTTCCACAGCTACAACGTTCCGCATACAGAAGCAGAGATTGTGACCGCTGGTGGTGATGAATCGAAACTACTCGCCAAAAGCATCTGGTGGCAGGGGCAGGAATACAAAGCATGGCCGTGCCAGATTGACGGGGTCGAAGCGTCAACCAGCGGCAGCAGCGCACAACCGAAATTATCGGTCGCTAACCTGGACGGCTCTGTCACCGCACTATGCCTGGCGTATGACGACCTGCTTCAGGCTAAAGTGACGATTCACGACACACTGGCCCAGTACCTTGATGCACGTAATTTCGCCGGAGGAAACCCGGCGGCAGACGCCACGCAGGAAAAGCAGCAGGTCTGGTATATCGACGCAAAAACGTCTGAAACAAACGAAGTGGTGGAGTTCGCGTTATCCAGCCCGATGGATCTGCAGGGCCTGATGATACCGACACGCCAGCTCCATTCTCTTTGCACCTGGTGCATTCGTAATAAATACCGTACCGGTGATGGTTGCGATTACGCCGGGTCCCGCTATTTCGATAAAAACAACAATCCGGTCAGTGATCCTTCTCTGGACGAATGCAACGGCACTCTTTCTGCCTGCAAACTTCGGTTCGGTGAAAATAACGAACTCTCATTCGGCGGTTTCCCGGGCACCTCATTGATCAGGAGTTAACATGCGTAAAAAGACTGTCACGGCCATCATGGCGCACGCTGCGGAAGAATATCCGCGCGAGTGCTGCGGCGTGGTAGCGCAGAAGAGCAGGGTAGAGCGATATTTTCCCTGCCGTAATCTGGCCACGGCTCCAGAGGACAATTTTGTCCTTTGCCCGGAAGACTACGCCACCGCCGAAGAATGGGGACCGGTGACCGCCATCGTTCACAGCCACCCCGATGCAACCACCCAGCCTAGCGAAACGGATAAGGCCCAGTGTGACCTGAACGGGCTACCCTGGCACATCGTCAGCTGGCCGGAAGGTGACTTACGTACCATCTTACCGCGGGGAGAGATCCCCCTCATCGAGCGGCCTTTCGTCCTGGGCGTGTACGATTGCTGGGGGCTGGTGATGAGCTATTTCCGGCAGACGCACGGCATCGATCTGCATGACTACAGGGTGAATTATCCCTGGTGGGAGGACGAGTACACGGATAACTTCTACCAGGAACGCTGGTATGAATGCGGGTTCCGTGAGTTCGACGGACCACCACAGCCTGGTGATATGGTGATCATGCAGGTTCAGGCTAATAAGTGGAATCACGCAGGCATTCTGCTGGAAGGCAATATGCTTCTGCACCATCTGTACGGGCATCTGAGCCAGCGTGTGCCCTATGGAGGTTACTGGCAGGACAGAACGATGAAGGTTCTACGTTATAAGTCTCTATGTTAATCTTTCTAAAAATGATTCAAGGGACTAGCTAATGAAAAAAATCATCATTCCACTATTTGTTTTTGGTTTAATTGGCTGCTCGACTGAACCTGTTCCACCTGAAAATGCTAAAGACGTGCAAGCATCATCGCAATTTTTGGAAAAACCAAACACTACTGGCGTTACCATTATTCGTGATAAAGGATATGTCGCTAGTGGTTGTGCCATTACCTCTTACATTAATGGGGTTCGGCTAGCGGAACTTGAACCTGGAGAAAAGGTAACGGCTTTTCTCCCTGCAGGGCAGGTTAACGTTGGGGCAGGTTTCGCAGGCCGCGGCTTGTGCAGCGGACCTCCAAAGAAAGAGCGTGAATTTATAATCAAGGAGAATTCTCCTCGCGTGTTGAGAATTTTTACTGACCAAAGCGGTAACGTAGATATTTTGCCGACGACGATAAATTAAAGGTTTAAACCTTTAATAAGCCTCCATCTGGGGGCTTTTTTTATTTTTGGAGTAAGACATGCAAGAAATCATGGCACGAATAGAGCTTGGTGGCGTTTTGGGTAAAACCTTCGGGAAAGTTCATCATCGCTTGATCAGTACCACACATGAAGCAACCCGCGCACTGGCCGCAACTATCAAGGGATTTGAACAATACATGATTTCAAGCCAGCGTCGCGGATTAACGTATGCTGTATTCAGAGGGAAGGCGAACATAGGAGAGAAAGACCTCAGCTACCCAATTAAGGAAGATGTAATCCGTATCGTTCCGGTTATCATCGGCAGCAAAAAAGCTGGTGTTTTTCAGACGATACTTGGCGCTGTTCTAGTTGTGACGGGTGTAGTGTTGAGCTTTACTCCCCTCGCAGCTGCATCACCATATCTAATTTCTGCAGGTGTAAGCATGGTCGCCGGTGGCGTAATTCAGATGCTGTCCCCTCAGCCTTCCGGTTTAGCCAGTAAGCAGGATGCCGATAACCGGGCCTCATATGCGTTCGGCGGCGTAACGAACACCGCAGCACAGGGTTATCCGGTTCCCCTGCTTTACGGACGTCGGCGCATCGGCGGCGCGATCATCTCCGCAGGCATTTACGTCGAAGATCAGCAGTAACAATAATCCTTTCATTCAGGCCACCTCAGGGTGGCTTTTTTTATGGGCGCAATATGGTAAACGCAACCGCTATCAGGGGCCGCAAAGGCGGTGGCTCTAAATCACGCACACCCACCGAACAACCCGATGATCTCCAGTCTGTAGCGAAGGCCAAAATTCTGATAGCTCTGGGAGAGGGAGAGTTCTCCGGCCAGCTCACCGGTAAAAATATTTATCTGGATGGTACCGCGCTGGAGAACGCAGACGGATCGCCAAACTTTAGCGGGGTGGTGTGGGAGTTTCGCCCGGGTAACCAGGCACAGAGCTATATACAGGGCATACCGGGTACAGAAAACGAAATCACCGTAGGTACCGAAGTATCAAGTGCCGCCGCCTGGACGCGCACGTTTACCAATACCCAGCTCTCGGCGGTTCGTCTGCGCCTTAAATGGCCCTCGTTGTTCAAGCAGGAGAATGACGGCGATCTCGTCGGTAACTCGGTTAGCTATGCGATTGACCTGCAGACCGATGGGGGAGCCTGGCAGACGGTGCTGAATACCAGTGTGACCGGTAAAACCACATCCGGCTATGAGCGCAGCCACCGTATCGATCTGCCTCAGGCGGGCAGCACCTGGACTATTCGCCTGCGCAAGCTGACCGCTGATGCAAACAGCGCGAAAATCGGCGACACGATGACGCTTCAGAGCTTCACCGAGGTGATCGACGCCAAACTGCGCTACCCCAACACAGCCCTGCTGTATATCGAATTCGATTCAAGCCAGTTTAACGGCTCTATCCCGCAGATCTCCTGTGAGCCGCGCGGACGTGTGATCCGCGTACCTGATACCTACAACCCGGAAACCCGCACCTACACCGGCACCTGGACTGGTGCGTTTAAGTGGGCGTGGACCGATAACCCGGCGTGGATTTTTTACGACCTCGTTGTATCCGACCGGTTCGGCCTGGGTCACCGGCTCACGGCGGCGAATATCGACAAATGGATGTTGTACCAGGTGGCCCAGTATTGCGATCAGCCGGTACCGGACGGGAAGGGCGGCAGCGGTACCGAGCCGCGGTACATCTGCAACGTGTACATTCAGGACCGGAACGACGCCTATACCGTTCTTCGTGACTTTGCGGCCATATTCCGGGGTATGACGTACTGGGGCGGCGATCAGATCGTGGCCCTGGCAGATATGCCCCGGGATGTGGATTACAGCTACACCCGCGCCAACGTCATTGATGGCCGATTTACCTACGCCAGCAGCACCACGAAAACGCGCTATACCACGGCGCTGGTGTCCTGGTCCGATCCCGCTAACGCCTACGCTGACGCGATGGAACCGGTGTTTGAGCAGGCGCTGGTTGCGCGCTACGGATTTAATCAGCTGGAAATGACGGCCATTGGCTGCACACGGCAGTCGGAGGCGAACCGTAAAGGCCGCTGGGGCATTCTCACCAACAACAAGGATCGCATCGTATCGTTTGACGTTGGTCTGGATGGAAACATACCTCAGCCCGGGTACATCATCGCCGTCGCTGATGAAATGCTGTCAGGCAAGGTCACCGGCGGGCGAATCAGCGCTGTGAATGGCCGGGTGATCACACTGGACCGTGCACCGGATGCCACTGCAGGGAATCGCCTGATTCTGAACCTGCCTTCCGGGGCATCCCAGAGCCGTACCATTCAGGCGGTAAACGGCAAGGCCGTAACGGTCAGCACGGCATACAGCGAAACGCCGCAGGCAGAAAGCGTCTGGGTGGTGGAATCTGACGAACTCTACGCCCAGCAGTACCGGGTTATAAGCGTCAAAGATAATAACGATGGCACATTCTCGATTGCCGGAGCATGGCATGATCCAGACAAGTATGCCCGTATTGATACTGGCGCCATCATTGACCAGCGTCCGGTAAGCATGATCCCTCCCGGTAACCAGTTTGCTCCGGGAAACATTGTCATCAGCTCCTACTCGATGGTGAATCAGGGGATCAGCATCGAAACCATGCGCGCCAGCTGGGACCCGGCACCGAACGCCATTGCCTATGAGGCTCAGTGGCGCCGCAATGACGGAAACTGGGTAAACGTACCGCGCAGCTCCACCACCTCGTTTGAGGTGGCTGCCATTTATGCCGGTCGCTATCTGGTGCGCGTCCGGGCCATCAATGCAGCCGAGATTTCCTCGAGCTGGGCCACATCGCTGGAAGTCACGTTAACAGGTAAAACAGGAGCGCCGCCGGTACCCGTTAACTTTCGGACCACGCCATTACTCTGGGGCGTACAGCTGGACTGGGATTTTCCTGCGAATACAGCGGATACCCTGCAGACGGAGATTCAGTATTCAACGGATGCGGCCGGCACGAATGCGATGTTGCTTACGGATGTGCCTTATCCGCAACACATGTATCAGCAGCTGGGCCTGAAAGCCGGGGTGGGGTTCTGGTACCGTGCGCGCCTTATCGACC